TTCTTAGCCTCTTCCTCTTCTATCTTGTCATAGGTTTTATTAATTTCTATTTTTTTAAGCCTAAACTCTTCTTCTAATAAAGAAAAATCATAATTACCTGCCCTTATTAAATCACCTTTCTTATTTTCAAATTCATCCTCTGCTGCTAGTAAGTCTTGGTTTCTTTTGTCTAGTGTTGCCCTATATGCTTTTATCTGTATTTGTATAGCCTCACTTTCTCTTTGGTCTCTTTCTTTTTGGAGTTGCTCTAAATCTTTTGTTTCATCCTTTTTATCCTTTTTTGTTTTTTCTGAAGCCTTTTTATTTATATCTCTAATTTGTAACTCAAAATCTGCTGCATTATTTTCTAGAGTTTGCAATGCTGCTAATTGTTCATCTATAGCAGCTTGACCTTCTGCTTGAACTTGTGCTGGGTCAAAAACAAGATTAGACACAAATTCTGAAGGGTCAAAATTAATTTCTACATTTACAAGCCTAGCTACTTCTCTAACTGCACTTAACAAAAGTGTAATAGGAGCATTAATAAAATCTAATATCCCCTTTAAGATTTTTTTGTTTCTAGCTTCAGCTTCTACTTGTGCTTTAAGTGTGGTAATGTTTTGTTTTATCTGTTCTTTACTAGATGCAATAATTTGTTTGGTTTGATTTAACTTTAACTGGAGTATTTCCTTTTCGCTTTTGCCTTGAAGCTTTAAGATGTTTTCTTGCCCAGTTATTGAATCTAGTTTCTTTTTCTGAGCATCTACGTTAGCTTTAGTTTTTGCATTTAGTTGTTCTTGCTCTTTGCTAACACCATTAACCGCAGATTTTATCTTGTCCCAATTCGCTACAATAGTACCCAAAGCCACAACAAGTAAACCAATACCAGTAGAACCGATAGCACCTTTAATGGCTTTAAAAGCGTTTACCGCTACTGCTTTCATGTTATTAAAAGCATCCCCTAATTCACCTATTTGTGATATACCCTGAGACAATGCTAAAGCACCTTGAACCTTTTGTAGGTTTTTAGCTACGTCTTCAGATTCACTACCGACTAAAGCCATCGCACCTTGTACTGCTGAAAAGGCACCTGCTGCAACACCTATAGTTTTAGACAAAGCAGCAAATTTAGCATCTGGATTGAAAGCGTCTGTTAAGGCTTTAGCATCTCCTATTGCATCTTTTAAACCTGCGGCTTTTTTTGCAGCGTTTACCGCTTGTTGAGATGTTGCCCCAAATTTCTCAGACAATGTAGCGACTTCTGCTTGTGCTTCTCTTAATTGTTTTTTTAAACTACCTAGAGATTCACTAGCGTTGCTATTTATATTAATATTATAATTTAAAGTCTCACTCATTTGTCAATTACTTTTAAAAGATTAATTTGGGTAGTACTATAGTTTATTGGGTTGTAAGATTCTACAACATTCAACCTATAAAGGACGTTATCAATATAAACGAACTTTGAAAAATCAAGGCTGCTAATATCGTATGCACTTAATAACGCATTGCAGGTAAGTAGTTTACTATCCTTATCCGTAATCTCAGCCATATATTCAGAATAGTAAGCGTTAAAAAGATTAGTAGTCGGATAGCTTGTAGCCGTGAAATAAATCTCTTTTGGTGCGCCAAAGTTTAAGTCGTTAGTCGGTGTAAATGGATCGTCTAAATGTCCAGCATATCCGTAACTAGTAGGACTTCCTACTGTAGTGCTTCCGTTCTTTATTGCATAACTTGTTCTACCAGTTATTTTTTTAGCTTGTAGAATTCTTATAACTGAATCCATTATGTCTTCAGTTGTTCCAGATGAACTGAGTTTATAAATAGCTGGATACGCTTTATCCGTTCCATCTAGTTGGTATAAAACAGTAGGAGCAAACATTAATTCTGTTGTCTCAGTATCTTTAGCAAAATCAAAAGAAGTGTCGTAAATGTTATCCCCATATCCCTCGTTAAACTTCTTTCTATAGTTATCTGCATAGTAATCCGAATCCTGCTTATATTTAAACTGATAATACCTAGCCTTTACCTCAGACATTGGCTTTATAGACCAAAGCTTATTTCTATCTACTTTTAAAGTCCAGTCTTGAATCTGCCCACTATAAAAATCTACATAAGGTTTTATAATTAATTTTTTACTATCTACTGGGTCGTCATAGACATAGAGATTAAACATTTTGCAAATTGATAAAAAGAAGTCCCTTTGAAAAATACCTCTAGGGATGCAAAAGTTTATATCTAAAACCTCGTTATAAATAACCGCTACCTCTGTACTAACCGAAGTCCTTAACTCAAATTGACCAGAAAATAGTTGGTACTGGGTTACATTAGTGCTTACTTGAACCGATAGCTGCTGACCAGTATTTAACAAGACATTGTCTACGCTTAAATCTAGATTGTAAACCGCAAAGCCGTTAGTAATGTAAAGATCAACTTGCTTTAATATTGTGCCACCTTGATACAAATAAAAACTAGCGTTAACTGGTAATGGGCTTTTAACTTGTAGTACTGGAGTACATTTAATGTTAAACCTATTGCTAGTGCCAGTGTAAGTTATTGGATTGCTACCAGTAAAGCTACCTGCCGTAGTTACTGTTATTGGTAAAAATTGACTTGTTGAAAGTGTTGTGTTAAAGTTTGAGTTAAAAGCTACGTTAGATATTTTGTTAACAATCCTTTGGTTGTTAGGTATAATTAGCCTATTCATTAAAGCCGTATCCAATAATGGGAAATCCCATGTATAGCCAGAATCTTCTTTGATTTTATTTAAAATCTCTTTAACATACAAAGCAGGTCTGAAAGCCCTATAGTTAAAACTAATTTTATCCGTTGAAACTTGCCCGTAGTCAATCAAAGGGAAAAATACACCAGAGCCGTTAATATTATCCCAGCTATTAGTTATGTTAGTAAAATTCCATGCAGTATTGTACGCTGAAAAATCTAAGTCTTCTAGCTTCTTGTTACCTAGTGAAGACATAAAACCGCCTAAGTCACCTACAACCGAACATTCATAATATAAGCCGCCATCTTGCACTATTTCCAAAACCCTTAATACTCCTTTGAAAATCTGGATGTTATCTATAAAGATTCTGCATTGTGCGAATTTACTAGCATTGAAATTTACCCCTACATTTGGGCTATCATCATCTGTGAAATTAGCATTGTTTAAATCAAATATAAAACCAAAAATAGCGTTATTGTTTGCGTTACCTGCTATCTTAATAGTTTTAGAAAAGCTAGTGTTCTTTGAGCCGAAGTCTTGTATATCGTCTATTGTATACGAAAACTCAGTATCTATATCGTCTGTTAAATCTAGCCTTTGATTCTCTATGTAAATTTCAGTCCTCATCTAAATTGGCTATTTATGTTTTTAGGGATTTCAGCTTCTAACTCTAGGTTAAATATCTTATCTACATTCAATAACTTATAGTCATAGTTAGTAGTACTTATGTATAACGGCAAGTACATAGATTGAACCTCTATATAAGCATTGCTTGAAGCTACTAACTGAGCCAACCAGTCATAATCTATTTCATTTACCCAATTAGATTTTAAACTGATTTTGTTATTATGCTGAATATTAAACGCTACTTTAGTTTCGTTATACCTATTGTAACTATCCCATGTCTTCATTAAGCCGCCTGACCTTTGCCAGTCAGCCCTTTGATAGAATTGTTTTTCTAGGTTTACAGACTGCCTATTAACTAGGTTAAAGTTAAAGGTATCCCATCCACCTAGTCGGTTAATAAAGTGTACGTTATAACTTGGATATTTGGAGCAGTTATGGAGTATTCTGACCACTCTGGAAGTTCCAGCACCAGTAATATAAAATTCGTATGCATAAGTATTTTCTGTTATTAATGTTGAACCTGCCCATGTGTTTATAGCTGCGGCAGATAGGTTAAATAAATTAAAGCTACCAGATAAACTTAATAAAGCATTATGACTGGCTACTACATTCCCTGCACTATCTAAAGTCCTAACATAACCCCTTTCTCCAGTTCCTTCTACTCTTAAAAACGAAATATAAAATCTATCGCCATAGTTTACTTTAACCTCTCTTAAATCCCTTTCCGTTAAGAAATTGTCTTTATATTGTGCTAGTCCGTTTTGGTAAACATTCTGCACAGTAGTAGAACCGCTAGTGTATAGGTCTGCAAAAACTGGATAGTAAAAATTAAAAGCACTAAAGGAAGCCGAAGCGTCAGGCAGTACATTTATTCCCCCACTAACTTCTTCTCTTATTTCTAAATTATATCTAACCGCTATTTTATCATTTGACGCTACTAGGATTGAAGAACCGCTAGGCTCAAAATAATTAGTTATAAATGATCTAACAATAGGTGCAGAATTAAAATACCCGTAATTGTCAGCTGGGTTTGGGAATACCTTTGACCTGCTCACTAGGTTACCAGCTATTTTAATATCAAATACGAATTTAAAATTAGTCGTTCCTGCATTCGTAGAGGATACAGTCACCCATGATTCATCATTTAAGCTAGAATCTGTTGGGGGGTTATTTACTATTGTTATTGCCATTTTGTCTTATTTGTATTATAATGTCACCGCCTAAGGCTACACTCAAAGCGTCTTTAAAATTTTGGCTAAAGTTTTCTTGTATTGCCCTATCAAAATAATAAGTTGCTTTTATACCGTCTCTTTTAACTGCTGAAGAAATGGCATAAGCTAAACGCTTTTTGTTAGTAGCCTCGTCTAATGTTTTAGATAGTTTGCGTCTTTTCTTTTGTACTCCAGATAAATCTATTTTGTCTGTTCTAACTGATTTCCTAGCCTTATTAAGCCATGAAAAAATAGAAGCAGCCATTTTCCTATTAGGAAACTTAGACTTAAACCTATATTCTCCAGAATTCTTTTTAAGTCTTGCGTTCTTACCACCTACACCAGCTACACCTTTATTTATAAAATCGTAATATTCTAACTGCTTAGATCCTAAAGGATAACCTATATTTAGATTTACACCTGCTTCAGTTTTTGTTACAGTAGGTACTCCAGTTTCAACTAATTTACCAGAACTTATTGCACCTGCTTTCTCTAGGTTTTTTCTGATAGTATCATTAAAGTCTAAACCAGCTTTGAATAGTATTTGCTCCAATACGGGAAAAGCATCGGCATCAACTTTCTGAAATTGACCACCGACCCGATTTAAAAACTGGTCTCGTATGAATTGTGCTTGTGCTTTGTTCACTCCTATAAATGCCTAAAAAAAAAGAGATTATCTAAGATAATCCCTATAGGCTTTCAGATAGGACAAAGCGTTTAAATACTCTATGGTTGGTAATTGATATGCTTCGTTAAGCGTGAAACGATAGTATTCTGCAACGAGTGTGGTGGAATACTGCCATCCATAATACTCAGTAAATCTGCTAGAGCCTTTTCCGCTTGGTTCACTCCCTGCATCTCCAGTTGCGTTTTCAAATAACCCTTTGAAACCTCTATCCAAATTCTGTAAACATGATAAAAAAAAACAATGCTATGGTATATGTCTTTAAATTTAGCCTCTAACATATCGTCTGCATAAATTGAGTGATTAGTAGAATCATAAGGAATTTCTTTCCAACCCCATAAAGTTTTTTTCATAGGGATTACCATAGAAGCAGCTAGTTTGTGTAGGTTAGGGATTAAGTCGGTTTGAAAAACTTTAGACTCAATATACCTAGCAGATGGCATCTTCCTAACGTCATAGACACATTTATAACGCTTTCCGTTTACGTTAATATATTTAACTGGTTTGCCTTGAGGCTCAGAATCTAGAAAGGATAACCTCTTGACTTCCTCGTTATAGCGTTCTACGTTTAAATCGTTTACCTGATTAGCAGTCCAGTTATTTACAATAGCTATAAGTCTGTCTATCCTATCTAAGGGATGCTCTATCTTATTAGCCTCAATTATTTGCTGATACTGATAAAGGTTAATATCGTTCCAAGTCATTGTTTAAGTATATTTTTATTCCAATATTTTTCTCTGTACTTATCTATAAGTTTACTAGCAAATGTTAAGCCACGTCTGTATTCTACTGCACAAGCACCCTGCTCTCTATGTGACCTATCACCTTCTTCAAATATTTCTTCTATAATCTGTAACAATAAATCTCTATCGTCAAATTTTATCATAATAAAAAAATTAAAACCCCCACCAAGAATAGCAGGGGTTGATTAATACCTATGAAACACCCAATTTATTTACTGCTTCAAATTTGAGGTCTAAGTCCATAGCGTTAAATAACTTGTTAGCTACAGATAGTCTAGGTTGTGCCCCTCTTTCTATTCTATTAACTGCTACAAAGCTTATCCCTGCTTTCTCTCCTAACTGCTTCTGCGTTAGGTTTTTCTTTTGTCTGTTTTCTTTTAATAACTGTCCAATCATAAATCTAAATTTGGTTCTAGTGAATCTTCTATTGCTTTTATTTCTTCTGCCCTTAGTCTGTCTGTGATGTCAATTATTACACCCCCTACTTCTATATAAACTTTTTTTACCTCTACCTCTACGCTTGTGTCATCAAATGAATGTAATCCGTGACACTCTTCTACTCTTATAGGTTGAACATCTATGTTAACTTCTGCATCTACAAAACAATCTATTTGGAAGCTATCTTCTTGAATGTATTTCATTAGTAGTCAATTTCTTGTTCCATAATAACTTCTCTAGTAGGATCTGCACTTATAACCTTATTGTAAGTTTCTACTGCTTCGTCAAACTTTTTTGTTAATGTGCTTGGAATGTATCTGCCGTCTTTTTCTATGCAGTACCAAGTTTCTCCTTTGTCGTTTACTTCTTTGATTAGTTGAATTTTCATTGTGTTTTTATTTAGTGGTTTATAAATTGTCTGCAAGTAAACAAATAACGATAATGATAAAAAATACTTTATAAGGATTTTTTTGGATGTAACTTTCTAGGTTTGTCATTGTGTTTGATTTAGGATTCAAAGATAAACCTTTATTTAATACAAAGTACACTTAACTTTAATTTTTTCTATAAATCTTTTTTATATTCTATATAGATATTGTCTATAGAAAACTATACTTTCCAGTTCCCATTCTTAGGGTAAAGTTTTGGTAAGAAAGGGCAAGAGCCATAACGCAATCGTCATGAAACCCCGAAGGTGCAGAATATTTAACCCCACTAGCCGTAAACTGATATTCAAAAACCTCTAACTCGTTAACTATAACCCCGTCTGGGTAACCTATGCTTTTACTATGTATAGCATTTTGTAGTCCTACCATTAACTGTTGTTTAGAATTGCTAGTAAACTTTAATCCTTCTACCATTAGACCTGACCTTTGTAACTCCTCAAATATTGGGTCACCTACTCCAGTACTATCTAACAAGATAGGTTTTCTAGGTAGCTTTAAGATAGCTTGTTTGGTTGTATGCCAGTCCTTCTGGAATCTATCTAGATAGCAAACGTTTCCCCCTGCGTCTAGTCCTATTATAACCGACCAGTCATAACTTTTAGCTAAATCTATTCCGAAGCAAACTGGTTCTTGATAACTTAATGGTTTAATACAAGCCCTTATATTTTCAGAACCGAACGGATTAGCTGCGTTCTCCATTGGGTTAGCTAGATACTCCTGCTCAAATACTGGAGCAGGTAACTGCCGTCTAGCCTCGTCTATTTCTGCTCTATCTATAAATGGATTATCATAAGTTGTAAATTTAAAAGACTGCCATCCTTCTTCACCATTTTTCATAGTTAAACTATAAAAATAATCTTTACCTCTAGGAGTTGATACAAAGATGGCAGAACCTTTAAAGTCTGTTAGCGTTGGTCTAATTGAATTTAACCACCCCTGCTCTAGATTCTTGATATAAGGTGCTTCATCTAGTATTGCCCTATGAAATTTTTGACCTCTTAGGTTATCCAACTTTTCTCCAGTAAAAAAACGTATTACCCCACCAGTTAAAAAATGAAAAGTTAAATCCGATTTATTAATGGTTGCTGCTTCTGTTGGTATTAGCTTACTCATGTCCTCAAAGAACACTTTCGCTAGTTGATAGGTAGGAGTTATGTAAGCGACTAGTTTACCTTCTAAAGCGTCTTGAATAGATATATTCTGGCAGATAAGAGATTTACCCCACCTTCGCCCACACATTAACACAATAAACCTAGCCTTACTATTTAGGACTTGTCTTTGTGCCTTATGCGGTTTCTTCAGCGTTATCGGTATCTCCTTCGTATCTAACAACTATTTCTGTTTTTACTTTATCGTTATTCTCATTCTTAGTACCATCACTCCATTTACTTCTAAATCTGTTAATCATGTTGAGTCTCCAGATTCTATCGTTAAAGAATGGTATCTCATTAATCATTCCTTTTCTACCTATTTGCTCCCACCAAACCATAGATTTTTGAGTTCCTATCTTCTTGGAGTCGGAAAATTCTTTATGCACATTCACCCATTCATATAAAGTATCTTCTGCAACCTCTATAATTCCCCCGAATGATTCAAAAGAATAACCTTCACTCATGTGGTCTATTAGCATCTGGCAGTATTCTTCTTTATATTTAGTTGGTCTACCTACTGTATTCATCGTAAAATATTGTATAGTTATTTGATTCTTCGTATAGCTTTGTATATTCTGACCATATTTCCCCTGCCTTGTTTAATCCTTCGTCCTTCATCTTTCTATAATCCGTTTGTTCTCCTACGTCATGCCCTATATGAGAACTTTGTAAACCTTTTATATAATAAGATTTAAATCCTAGTTGCGTTAGTCTTAGTCCGTAATCACTATCCTGCATTCCGTATGGGTCATAGGCTTCGTTAAAATATCCTACTGTGTCTATAGCTTTTCTAGGTATTATAACATTTCCGAATGTTGCCCATGTTGGGTGTACTTCTATTCCGTTTATTACTTCTGTCTTAGGTAGAATTTCTACACAATATATTCCGCACATTCCCGTTTCTGGTATTGCTTGAATATGTTCTACTGCCATTAGCAGCCAGTTGTTTGGTAGTACTATGTCATTCCCACAAAAAGCAACAATGTCATAGTCTTTGGTTTTTCTTATGCCCTCGTTTAATGCAGCCGCTACTCCTTTCCTATCTATGGTAAACATATCATAAGGATAGTTCCCTAATGGAAAACTAGCTACCGCTTGTGCAGTATGCTCATGTCTAAGATAATCTAGTAGGACTATTGCTGCCTTCATTTGAGCCTATATATTTAGCTGGATTACCAGCGTATTTAGAATAAGGTTTAGTTATAAGTTTTCTAGTTATTACCGAGCCCATACCTATCATGCAGCCCTCTGCTATTGTTTGCCTTTGATGAATAACTGCGTTTAGTCCTATGTTTACTTTTTCCATTATGTAAGTATGACCACCTACTTTAGCACCGCAACTTATTATAACATCGTCCCATATATGGCAGTCATGTCCGATGTGTACACCTTTAAGCAGGAAGTTTCTATTACCTATATAGGTTATATTCTCCATTCCCCCATCAATAGTTACCGCTCCAGTTATTACATTGTTATCACCTATTACTACAATGTCGTTAGTCTTGCCCCAATTAGTTTTATGTTCTGCTGGTGCTCCTATTATACAATATGCTCCAATATAATTATTTTCTCCTAGAACTACGTTAGGATATATAACCGCCGTAGGATGAATATAGTTAGTAGAACTTGCCATAGTTATTTATAAATTCTTGGTGCTTCTCTTTTAAGAAGTCCATGTGTTCTTTTTTGTCTCCGTATTTCAAATGACACTCCCTATCAACTGCCATTAAGTTTTCTATTGTGTCTTTATCTTTACTGCCTCCCATACCTCTAGCATTTATATGATGTATGTCTACTGCTCGTTTTCCGCATATCTCACATGAAATGAAATCTTCTTTGCCGTAACCGAAGTAGTCCATGTATATTTTAGTGTGCTTCCTCATAGTGAGCCATCTTGTAATGGTATTCCTTCTTTATCGTCTACCCTTCTGTATTTTTCGTGCCATAAAGTGTTACACAAAGTTACACTTTTTTTTACTATTTCTTCTTCTTCAGCCTCAGGTAAAAGTAAATGCAAACACTCATGTATAAGTATTTCCAGATGCTTTTTTCCTTTGAGTCTTTTTTCCAACTCGATATACCCTGCCGAATCAGCATAGCCCCAGACTTTTTCTTTGGTTAAATCTTTATATTTTACTTTAATTCTCACTTTTTAAAATAGCTTCATCTGGTCTATCTATTTCACTAATTTCTATCTTTACTTTGTTTCTTACCGATGCTAACGCTTTGCGTAAATATTTTTCCTCTTTGTATAAGTCAGTAAGCTTTTTCATTATAAACACTTCTTGCTCTTCAATACTCATTTTATTAAATTTTTTTGGTAGCATATAATCTATTTTGCAGAACTTATAAGTAAATGTCTTTTCTCTTTTATGTTTATTGCTCCTAGTCTTTTTCTGCTAGATGCTCCACAATTACTACACCTCATTAACTCATAAGCATTAGCAGTTGTGTAGTACATTTTACCTTGTTCGTTTAATTCATTACTTCCGCAGTTTGGACATCTATGCTCCTTCTCGTCTAGGATAAATAAACCCATGTTAGGATGTGGCTTTATCCAAGCCCTTATCATTAGGTAAGTTTCCTCTAATATACGAACATCCTGCACATTATAATCTTCCATTTCAGACAATGCATTTGCATTACCTTTCATGCACTTTTCCCATAACTCAAAGTTAGTTTCTTTTTTCCTTTCTAGGTTTAACAATTTATTTACATAGTCTAGTTTATTTGAAGTGAATCCAAACTGTCTCCTAATATGTTTTAGAGTATCTATTTGTTGATAGGGTAATGGTGGGTTCAATCCGTTTATGATGAATCTAGAGTTCAATTTCGGCATATCAAACTTTTCACCATTATGGGCTATAACTATATCAGCCTCATTAACTAGCCTCCAGATTCCTTCTATTATTCGTTTATCGTTTTGCTCTAGGACTTCTTTTGGTTTTAGCTTAGCCGAATATACTTTATCTTCAAATAACCACTTAGCTGCCCAAGTCAAACAAAACCAGTCGGATTGAATTTGCGGTAGGTGTACGTTTTGATTCCATATCCCCCAAACATATGCTGAAATAGGAGCAGTTTCTATATCTAATAAAAGAACTTTAGCACTAGTATTTATTTTTTCCATAGTAGTATTTCTAGTGTCAAAAGTTAAAGGTTTCTGAAAGGTTTTATCTGCTAGTCTTTTTCTAGCACCATTTCCCTGAGACCCTCTGTAGTAGTTTATAGTTTTACGAATATTCTCTAGGTTTGAAATCTTATGCTCTTCAAATATTTTTTTTGCTAGAGTATAATTTTTCAAGTCTGGATAG